TCTGCTAGTACTTCTTCCCGTAACCCGATCTCTTTGGTCCCATTGCTGACTTTTTGCTTTTGGCCATTGGCTTCTTCTTCTTCATCTTTTTCTTGTCCATCGAGACAGTTGCTTTTTTCATTGGCTTCTTCTTGTACGCCATCATCTTCTCCAAACTTAAACTTAGAGTCACTAAAAAATACTGTAGTTTTATCTACTGCTAAAGACTTAATATCTTCTATTTGAGTATTGTCGCTCATTTCCATAGAAAGAATTTGAGACAAATCGTCTGCCGGTGTATTTACTACAGAGCCTTCAAGAACTTCAAAGCGACCAGTAACAAAAACACAAAGTTCATCATCGTAGATACGGCCATGGCGATGCTCGCAAACATCGCCTGCTGCCCAATCAGAAGCACACACAGAGCAAACATGTCTATCAGTGGTGCTGCCAGCAGAAAAAATGATGTATCGACCATCAAGAAACTTTTCGATAGCGTCTTTGTCTGAAATCTTAGCAGTGACTCTCATACTTCCAATACCTGGCCATGACTTTCTAGTCAAGAGACCGTACTTTTTAAGAGTCTTATAAATTCTTTCAGGAGAGTCTTCGTCAAATGCTGCAGAAACTTCCATGTATTCTTGTACGTTATCAAAATAACGCAAAGCACTTTCCGATCCATCCACGTAAGTGCCGCCAGTAAATCTTCCAATTGGTTCAGAAGATTGATCGTGGTTTCTGATAATTGGCTTAGGATATGGATTCGTAAGTGAGTCGATTCCCCACTTTTGTCCAGCTACAGTATAGATCCTGTTATTAATTCTTCTACCTGAGTGACTTAAGTCATAATTGACTGTAAGACCTCTAGGGGTAGATCCACCAATAAGAGAATCTAAAATAGAAACCTTTTGACCACTACTTAAATCAGCATAAGAAGGATCTGGTTTAATTTGAACAAAATCTTTAAGTGTAAAAGCGCTCATATTTATACCTGTTGAGGTTTTGTTTTTAATTTACAGAAACAAGAAAATTATTGCAAGTTTTTGAAATTATTCCATATTGGGTGCCATGCTCTTGCCATGCTGATTAGCTGGCATAGCATCGTTTTTGGTTTTATTTTCTGATTGGCCCATAGCTGCTTTAAGTAGCGCTAATGGCTTTTGATGAAGTTCAAAGTTTGTTTCTGTTTCATCTTCTGCACTAAATGGCTTTTCAGAAATTCTTTTTCTTGCTTCATCTCTAGTAAGTAGGTTGCTATTAAACAACTGGCTAGCTTGATTCTCAAGTTTGATTTGTTGCTCTTTGTCAACGGAGCCAAACTTAATAGATACTTTTTTCATTGGGTCGTGAAGATCAAACTCGTAACCACCCTCAAGCAGCAACTCTTTAAATACAAAGAACTCTACAAACTGCTTTACTATTTCTTGCAGTGCTTCAACATCTTGAATGGCACTTTTAGAAAGCACGTTAGCAGTTGCTCTATTGGCCGTATCGCCTTCACCCATGTCTACAGAAGATACACCAAGACCAGAAAAGACTCTCTTTTTAAAATAATCTAAGTAGCCTTGTATCTGCAGGGCTCTTCCTTGAGAACCAATAGCGGAGATCTTATGTCTGTGGTCAGACACATAGACGCCACCTGCAGGCATATAGTCAATTGCTCTACGCACTACTTCTGTTTCTTTTTGACCGTCTGGTCCATAACGCTCTGGAAACTCATCGCTACCAACAGTATAGTGAAAAAGAGGAAAAAGATTAGACTCAATAAGCTCTTCTACGTTTTCTTCTAACCTTCTCAGTAGTGCTACGTCTTGAAGGACTGGAAGTAGCTCTGGGGTCCCCATAGTAAATCCAGGCTTCTTGTTGTCGTAGAAATGTACGATATCGTGTGGGAAAAACTCTTTTGTTTCTCCGCTAGGCGTCTCTTGCATAACTTTCTTTATTTCACCATTTGCCTTTGTTTTAAAATACAAAGTTTCAAACGGAAGGATAAAGTATGCTGCAACCGGATCTAGTTCTTTACCTGTGTGTAGCTTGCGGCGCTTGCCAGAAGAGACTTGAGGGTCTCTTGCTTTTACCCACGCACAGTTAGAAAACCTCGCTAAGTCTGCAGCTGTTTCTGTTAGGATTATTGAAAACGGCTTGTTTTGGGCCGTTTCAACTTCAGATACCCTTCGCTTAATATAAGATACATACTCTTCGTTCATTCCTACGATTTCAAAACCCGAAATAAGAAACCTATTGTTCTTTTTCTTCAGTGCTCTAAAAATATAAGAGTCGGTATCTTGAGCTATTGAGATTTCTTGCAAGTCGTACTCAGGCTTAAACCAAGTACCCCTATGTCTTTCAGAATAAGATAGGGTTCTATCTTTTACTTTTTTAATTTGGCCGGGTCGACTAACATCAAGCAAGTTTCTTTTATTAGACTTTTCTTTATTTTCTGCAGTTACAGAAAGTGCTAATTCTAATAGTTGAAGTTTCATAAGTATACCTATCTAAGCTTAAGTCCAGATATTCTCTGTACAGATTCTTTAAGAGCTTTGGCTCTTTCAGTTTCTCGGGGGCTTCTTCCACTTTCAAGCGAACAGGAGTCTAAAGGAACTTTTATATTGTACAGGTCAGAGTCTGTTCTTTCAATTGTGTTGTTTGCTCCAAGCTCAAATTTCATGTTTGGGTACTCTTGCCTAAGCGCCTGTAAGACTAACTCCGGGTTGTCTTCTAATGTTTGACAGTTCATATGCTTTAGATTGAGTAGCATCTTTATGAGCTTAATTAGATCTAGCAAAAGGAGAATAAGTCCAAGAGACTCTACATTTAATGAAAGCTTTGCAGTGAACATTGCATTCAATGATGTAAGCGCAAACATGATCTGGTTAAAAAAGTCTACAATATATTGCCTTGCAGACTGGACTGCTAGAATAGAAGTCTTAAAGATCGTTATCTTTGAAAGATCAAACACAGCCCTATTTTCAGCTTTCTTCTTTTTTCTATCTGCAAAAAAGCTATCAAAAGTATCATCTACTCCAATAGAAATTCCTGTTGGAATGTTAAATCTACTTTTATCTTCTTTCATTTGCATTCTTGCAGCTTCGTCTACAACTTTTCTTGCAAGCTTAAAGCCACCAACTTGAGGCCCACCTTTCTGAGTCTCTCTCATAGCGCTCAGTCTTGCATCAGTCTCTGTTTGTTCAAAATCTGCGTTTGGGTTAGTCTCTAACTCTTTGTTAACGTCTTTAAACTGATCTCCAATGCTAGCTCTTTCTTCTCTGTTTTCTTTTTCTTTTTTATAAGTTTCAGAATAAGTTGGATTTCCTTTAGAAGCTATAATAGAGGATGTTGGCTTTGTTTCTCCTTCAAACATTCCACCAACACCTTCACTCAGATAGTTGGCAGCAGCAATTGCCGTATCACTTAGCTCATCTGCAGCATTAAGAACGCTCTGGATAGATTGTAGCGCCCCAATAACACAATCTAGTGGAGCTACTAGGATCTGTACAATTTGCTGCAGGAAGGAAACAATAGCGTCTACAATCCACTTAATGATTGGACCTAAGAGAGCCGTCCAATCTAAATTAATGTCAATTGCAAGCATCATATACTTTTTAATAAGCATTGCTAAGGCTAAAAGCAATGCAACTAGATCTGGTGGACAGATCCAGTTAAAGCCATCAAAGAAGTCAAAAAAGTTAGCTAAAAACTTAGCTGGATCTAACATGTCGTTTATCATGTCCAGCAAGTCTTCAATATCGTCTAAGAACCCTTCTAGACCTATAAGAATGTTTAGCGGCTTAAGCTGCCAATCAAACTCTACTTTAAGGTCACAGTCCCAGCACTCTTCTAAATACTTGAGAACACTGTTGTCGATACCTTCTATGCCTAAGGCTTTATCAAGAAAAAGCTGATTAGAAGCTGACTTTATCTCTCTGTTCTTCCCAATAGTAATGTCAAAGTCTTGAAGACTAGCATTCTCTTGAGAGTCTCCTACGTCGTTCAAAAAGGTTTTAAATGTCTGCTTATCTTCTTTAGCACCACAGCCAGAAGTGGTTTGTCTTTCTCCATCTGGGACTGAAGTCTCTACTTCTATTCCACGACTTACAGTTTTTTTGGCAAGGCTACTTACTTGCTGCCCGAAAGAATCAAAAGAGTCCAACATATTAGACGTAGACTCAGCAATTAAAGACACCCCTCTTACTGGGTGGTACATTGCTGCAACAGTACCTACTCTAGTGCCTGAACCAATTGCAGCCTTCCTGTACTCTGAGCAAAGGTCTGAAAGGTAAGCATACCTGTAATGTTCATCTTTACTATTAGCCATTAGTCTTCACTCAAGTCTATTAAGTCTAGGTGCTGCATACTTGCAGATCTGCCTTGTCGGATTAGATCTCTATAATCTGCAGCCTTACTCATTGTTGCTCCGTTTTCCCACGGATCAATATTCTCTATACCTTCAGGGTCGATAACATCCAGTATCTGCTCTATAACAGATACAAAGTCTTCTCTACTTACAAAGTCCCTACCAGTCTTCATGTAAAGTCTCTGGTAGGTCTCTTCTAAAGTCTTAGGATCTTTTGCTTCGTCTTCTTCATCAGGTCCACGGCGGTTTGCAGTATCTTTTAAAAAGCCCATCTTGCTACCTCTTTTTCTTTAAAAGCGAAACAAAGTCTTTGGCCGAAGAAGAAGTCTTATCATCTTCTTCTTGCTCAAACATACTGTTACCGTCTTCTTTTTCTAGCCTTTCTTTTTCAGATAGCATTTGTTTGTATTGAGCGAATGTTATCTCACTAAGCTTCTGTCCAAAAAGAACTTTTGTAAGACGCCTGAGCTTTGGCTTTCTTGAAATATCAAAAACAAATCCAGATTTATCTTGATCGTTTTGATTTTGCGCATTAATAGACTTTTCAGCAAACTCGACTTTCCTGTTTATTGAACCAAGCTTTGATCTTAGTCTAGCAATCTTTTGATCTACAACTTCAGACTCTTCTTCCGTTAAGGGTCTTTGAACTGTTGGGGGCCTGTTTGCAGCACCTAATTGAGGCTTGTTTATTTCAGCCTGCTTTGATAACAAAGTTTCTTCAGCTTCTTGAGAGATTCTTTCTATTTCTTTTTGAACATTTCTCTTGAGGTTTTCTTTATTTTCTGGAAGCTCACCACTAAAAAGATCTGAAAAGATTTTATCGAAATCTTTTTTTGGCATTAAGCACCAACCTTTTTAATAAAATAAGATACAGCAACCTGCATGTTGTTTCTTATCTGTGCAGGTGCATTTCCTGGGCAGTATATTCTGACCCATATAGGATGATTAGTAAAAGTGTCGGCAGCTTCAGTAGACCCAATATCTGGGATCTGAATTCCATCTCCAGATCTAACTATATCCCATTCAGCTTCTGTAGGTCTTCTTTTACCGTACATCAGCTTAACACCCCAGCCGGTAAGACCAAACTCGCCAGCATCGTTATAGTTGCCAACCATTTGTGGAACTATCTCAACACCAGTGTAATAAACAGATGGATCTTTGTTTCTTAGAAACATTAGCTGTTCGTGAGAATCGCCACGATGCCCATCATGAAAAGACCTCATAGGGTCTTCGTTGAAGGGCTGATAGTTTTCATCTAAAAATATTAACTGCTGTGTTGCCTTAGATTCTGCTTCCTCTAGATTGATTGAAGCCTCTTCGGTGAGATCTTCTGTCTCCGCCAAAAATAGCTCCACCAAGACCTGCACCACCAAGCATAGCCGATCTTCTTGCAGCTGTACTAGCGCCACTTATCATACTGCCTGCACCCGACAGTGCAGCTGCAGCACCGCCTACAAAGCCTTCACCCTTGGCGGCA